TTGCAGAACAATCAGGGAGCCGCCGTGTTCCCGATAACCATTCTCACCGGCATCTAGCCGACACAGGGGGTAGAGACATTTTCGACTTTGGATCGGGCAACGTATTCATCAATCCGGTGGGAGGCAACCTCGCGGTCAATCCCACTCCGCAGCGGCTTTTGACCCTGCAAGACCTTTCGCTTGACGTGTCGCAAGAACTCGTCGAGCAGCGCGGGCAGTTCAAGTTCCCCGACGACGTGGCGCCGGGTGACATGAAGATCACCGGCAAGATCAGCACGGGGCGCTGGTCCATCGACATGATCAACCAGGTATTCTTCGCCGACACGACCGCAGCCAACTCGCAGCAGATCGCCACGCAGAACGCCTCCATTCCCGCCAGCACTCCTTTTACTGTCACTGTAACCAACTCTGCGACATTCGGAAAAGACCTGGGCGTGCAGTATGTCGGAGCTCCGCCTGCTGGAAATCAGCAGCAGCTGGCGCGCGTCACCGGTACGCCGACGACCGGCCAGTATTCCGTGAGCGCGGGCGTCTATACCTTCGCCGCAGCAGATGAGGGCCTTGCGGTGCAGATCAGCTACGAATACCTGCCCGCGACCGCTGCCGGTCACACCAACCAGGTCAATAACCAGCTCATGGGATACGGTCCGACTCTGGAAATCTACTTCCAGCAGACCTACAATGAGACTTCGGCGGGCCTTGCATCGATCATCCATCTGACCACCGTGCGATTCTCGAAGCTCTCCGCGCCGAAGAAGCGCAAGGGTTACTTGAACACGGAACTGGACTTCGAGGCCTACGCGAATGCGGCGGGCCTGGTTATGGAGTTCACCAACCCAGGTGTCGCGTAACGCGTGTTATTCAAGGAGAACGCAGTGGACCCGATTACGTACAACGGAACCTCGTACCAACCGCACCCGCTCACCGTCGATCAGGCGGAAACGGCCTTCGAGCAGTTCAAGGGCGAAGGCCGAAAGCTCAACCGCGCAATCGTGGCGGGCAGCTTCAGTCTGACCGATGAGCAAGTTAGTGCTCTCGAATGGCCGCTCTACCAGCAGCTTGTCGAGGCCGCGCTTGACGTGAACGAAATGAGGCCCAAGGGGGAAGCGACGGCGGCGGGAGCCTAGACTTTGGCTTTGTCGTCGCCCTTCTCGCAGACAAAACAGGCTGGAGCGCGACTGAGATTTACGCGCTCCATCTTCCCCGTGCTTGGCGGTTGATTGCCGGATTCAACAAGCTGGAGCGTCTACGCCATGGCATCGAGGACGAAGTGAAGGCTCCCGCTGAATCACCCCACGCGGCGGCAATGGCGCTGGGTAGTGCGGCGCGGGAAAAGCCGTTCGACTGCTTGCCGCTCCACATCCAGGCGTGGGCGATGGAGAACAGAAAGAGGTGTCGCGGTGGCGAATGATCTCAGGGTAGGAATCACCGCAGACGCCTCGCAGCTCGAAGCGGAGTTTAGCGCGGCAACTGCGCAGGTTGAATCCTTTGCCGATCGATCTGCGGCGGCGATGGAGCGCTACAACGCTGTTTCCGCGCAAGGAGCTAAAGCGCAGGAAGCTCTCGGAGAAGCGTTCGACCATGCCACGGCTGCCGGCAAGAGCACCACTGAGGCGATGGAGGAAGCTGTCGCTGCCTATGAGCAGTTGACAGCCGCTTCTACCGCTGCCGCCGCGTCTCAGCGCGAAGTTGCAGCCTCAATGAACTCCGGAGCATCCGGGACCCTGGCCGCAAACGGAGCCATGCGCGTGCTCGAAGGCTCCATGATGGGCGGGACGCGGGCCGCTGCGTCCTTCCTGTCGAATACGCTTGGACTGGGGCCGGTTCTTGAGGCCGCCTTTCCTGTCATCGGAGCGGCGGCGCTCGGTATGGTCATTGTTGACGTTGCTAAGGAGATCACTAAGTTCTCGCAGAACGCTGAGGATTTGGCGAACGAACTTGGGACGGACTGGATGACTGGCGCAATCGGCCAGATGGATGGCCTTGCCGATGCCGTCAAGGACGCCGACAAAGAAGTCGAGGCGCTCAACAAAGACCTGGATCAGACGAGGAATCGTGGTCAGCAAGCTGCCATCGAGAATATCCGCCTTACGCAAGGACCGGCGGCGGCATACCGCGCTGAAGCTGCAAATGACAAGACACAAGAAATCGCCAACGAAAAAGCTCTGAACCTTCTTTTGGAGGAACGGTCCAGGCTGACCAAAGAAACTCAGTTTGGCGCACATCCTGAAATGACTCCGGGAGCCGAAATAAAGGCTCGACTGGAGGCGACGAAGCAACTTGAAGTTGTCAACAAGCAGATCGCAGACTATCAGGCGACGGACAATGTTCTTCTTCAAGAAGCGGCGAATCTTGAGATTCAAGCTGCGCAAGTAAAAGAGAAAGTCGCCAAGCCGAAAAAGATGCCGCGTTCCGAAGCGTTCGACGAATGGCTGATGAGCTACAGGATTGGCGAGGAGGAAAGCAAGCGCATTACCGAGTCCATCACCGCAGAATGGGAGCGCGGGCAGAAAGCAGAGCAGGAGGCCACACGTAAGGCGGACGAGGCCGACCGACGCGCCGTGGAGGACTGGAAGAAGCGCCACGAAGAGCAGATGCGCATGATCGCCGAGCAGGCGCAAGCGGAGATGAGAGCCGCTGAGGAATCCGCATCTGCGGCAGATGAGCAGATCGCCCACCAGGAAAAGATGGGGCAAATCAGCGGGCCAGCGGCGGCGCAGAAGCGCATCGATGTCAGCAACCAGGAGCAGGCGGACAAGATAAACGCCCTGGGCGCTCAACTCGACGCCACTGACCGCATCACTGAGCCAGCGCAGTACCAGCGCATTCAGGACCAGATCACCGATATTCAGCGCAAAGGGGCGCAGCAGCGGCAGCAGATCGCGGACCAGGAAGCCGAGCGGCAATATCGAACGCAGACGCAGATGTTCGACAAGATATACGCGCCGCTCCAGCAGTTCACGGATACTTGGCTAACCAGCAACCGCAACATGGGCGAGGCCGCCGCGCGCATGGCTGACCAGATGGCTTTGAGTGTCATCAATGCGCTGATGCGGATCGCGGCGCAGGAACTCATCGGCATGGCACTGCACAAGACAATCGGCAAAGAGGAGCGGCTTGACGACGCCAAGGGGGCATTTGCGGGAACCTACAAAGCAATTTCTGGAATCCCGTTCGTTGGGCCATTTCTCGCGCCTCCGATGGCCGCCGCCGCCTTCGCCGCCGTTGCTGCATTTGATAAGGGTGTAGATTACGTTCCTCGCGACGGAATGGCTATGCTGCACGAGGGAGAGCCAGTCGGAACAAAAGCTGAGGGTTCAAAAATATCGCAACTCATCAATATCGCTCAAAGCGGAATGAAAGGCAGCGGGGAGACGCACATGCACTACAGCCCGACAATCAGCGGAATCGACGGAGCCAGCGTGGAGGGCATGGCGCGGCAGCACGGTAACGCATTCTTCCGGCAGGCCGCGCGCCAGATGCGTCTGATGGGGAGGGCGCAATGAGATATCCGATCCTGACGCTGCCTAAAGGGCTAACCTTTCGCTACCAGAAGACTCCCAAATTCAACAACATCAAGCAGGTTCCGCAGAACGCCCGGCACCCCGCCGCGGCGACCGTGCAGCAAGGAACGATTTTCAGCTTCGATCTGAACTTCAACTACCTGAAGCAAAACGGCGTGACGACCGCGAACGACGTGCAGTACCTCCAGGAGTTCTACGAGGCTTGCGGCGGCGGACTTCAGTTCTTTGAGTTCAACCCGGCGGCCTATCACCTCGAAGAAACTAGCGTCACGCATGACTACACGCAACTCAAGAGCGGCTTCTTTGGCTATGGGGATGGTGTGACAACCACCTTTCCGCTCTGGCGCTCTACATCGGCTCTGGGGGGCGGCAATGTGACTCTGGTGGAGCGCATCCAGAATGTGACGGCGATGAGCGGAGTCTACATCAATGGATCGCTGCAAGCGTTCTCGTCCTTCACGCTCGCCAACTGGCCGGCAACGGTGACATTTAACACGGCACCGGCGAACGGCGCGTACCTCTCCTGGGCAGGGAACTACGACTACCTGTGCATGTTCGACGAGGACTCCATTGACTTCGAGGAGTTCATGTTCCAGTTGTGGACGCTGAAATCCTTGAAGTTGGAAAGCGTAAACTTGTAGCGATGAAGTCCTTCAGTTCAGACCTCGTGAACCTCCTCGCTTCCGGCGTTCCGCTTTGGAAGGCGGACCTCTACGCCATCGGACCGCTTCTCAATGGCCAGATGATCTACGCGACCAACGGCGGCAGCCCGATTACGTTCGGCGGCCACACCTACCAGCCAACACAGTTCGGCGCATGGTCGCGCGACTCGATTACCGTCAAGATCGGAATGGACTCGAACTCCACGCGCCTGACCGTGTTCTGTGACTCTCGTGTGCCCGTCTACTTCCCCGGAACGAACAACGCGGCGCTGATGCTCGACGGCATCAAGTACGGCCTCCTGGGGAAGGCTGGCGTCACCATCTACACGTCCTACTGCCCGCGATCTGGACCCTGGGGCGTCACCGTTGGTCCGACCGGTGGCAGTCTCGTGGAAACCAAGTTTGTCGGGCAGGTGGCGAACATCGATTACATCGGCCTGACCAAGGGGGTCATCACGGTGCAGGATATGCTCTACCTGCTCAACCTGATGGTTTCGCGCAAGATTCTCCAGGCGTCCTGCTGGAATGTCCTATACGACGCCGGATGCACCCTGAACGCGGCCAGCTTTACGCGCTCGGACAGCATCGGAACCGTGCTGAACGCCTACACTCTCACGCCCACCACGAATCTAAGCCCGATCAGCCCGGCCGGCACGTTCACACAGGGCACGCTGACCTTCACCAGCGGGGCCAACGCGGGCCTGAGCTACTACGTGCGCCAGTGGACGCCGGGGGGAGGCGGGGCGGATACGATCCAGTTGGATGTTGCTCCGATCTTCCCGCTGAATGCCGGCGACTCATTCACGATCACTGAAGGATGCAACAAGACGTTTGCGTCCTGCATGAACTTGCAGGGCAGCACGAACAGCTACATAAACTTTGGGGGCCAGCCTTCGACCCCCGTTCCCGAAACGGCACTGTAGGAAGGAAACTATGGCTAAAATCAAACTCGCGAACGACGGAACCGCTCTATTTGAATGCCCTGGATGCCAGAGAGGGCACGGTGTTCAGACTCGCGGAGATCATGCGTGGGGATGGAATGGAAGTGTGGATGCCCCCACGTTTACGCCTTCGATCCTTGTCAACGGGAGACCCGACCTATTCGACCCTATGGTTCCCCGTTGCCACTCATTCGTTACCGATGGCAAGATCCAATTCCTCACGGATTGCACTCACGATATGGCTGGAAAAACTGTTGAAATCCCGGAGTGGGAATGAACGAACTCGAATTCCGCAAAGCGATCATCGACGAGGCGCTCTCTTGGGTGGGAACGCCGTACCTGCATTGCGCCTGCATCAAGGGCGTGGGAGCGAACTGCGCCATGTTCATCTACGGCGTAGGTATCGGGTCCGGCGTGATTTCCAGGGATATTCCTCCGCCGCGCTGGTACACGCCTCAGCTTGCGATGCACTCCAAGGAGGAACGGCTCATTGAGTACTTGAAGGCTTACGGAGCCGTAGAAGTGGACGAGCCGCAGCCGGGTGACATCATCCTGTTCAAGACAGGCAAGTCGCACGGTCACGCGGCGATCTGCATCGACTATCCCGGCAAGATCATCCACTCGCTGCCGCCCGCTGGCGTCCAGATGGGCGATGCATTCGAGGGTAGGCTGGAGCGGTTTTCTCGTCGCTTCTTCACACTCTACAGGGAGGACTGATGGGGATCTTCGGAGCATCCGAGTCGGGCCAAGCTAGATATAGCGGAGAGCTTCACAACCTGAAACTGACCGAGGCGGTCTTCGGAACCTGTGCACCCATCGTCTTCGGCACCTGCCGCGTCCACCAAAAGCTGCTCTTCTATGGTGGATTCCACGCCAACAAAGCGCCCAACCAGCCCGGCAAGGGCATCGGCGGCGGCAAAGGCGAGACACAGTACGACTACTACGCCGACGTGAATATGCTTCTGGCGCAGGGAGCTTACTCGCAGGCGTGCCGTGGCATTCTGAATGTCTGGGACCAGAACGGCAAACTGGAGAACCAAAGCAACAGCATCACCTACACGATCCCCGGAGGCGGCGGATCGGTCACGCCAAGCACCAGCCCGAGCACCATCACTGACCAGGGCGTCTACAAGACCGTATCCTACAGCGTCACGGCCAACGACTACGGCGCGGGCGGATCAAAGACGCTGACGGGAACGCAGCAGGTTTCCTTTGCTGCCGTGAGCGGCGCGCCGGGCTCTGGGCAGTACAATTTCAACCCATCGACCGGACAGTACACCTTCTCCGCGGCGGACGCAGGAATCGCGGTGCAGATCAGCTATAGCACCGTCTTCTCGCTCTACTATCGCCAGCAGACGCAGGGCGCAGAAGTTCCCGGCAGCCCATATCAGGTCAGCACGGACAACCAGAGCTACTTCTACGCCGACAACGGCGTCATCTGGGTGGACACCGGTACCGGATCATCGCAGGCGCTCACAAGGGGCGCAGGAACGCGCGGCTACACCGAGAGCGCTGGCGTCTACACCTTCACCAGCGACATGGCCGGCCATTTTGTCTACATCAACTACACCTACACGAGCAGCGACTCGAGCATCACCAACAAATCCTCGCTGAATCTCACGTTCTTCAATGGCGCACCCGGACAGTCGCCATGGTCCTACATGACCTCGAAATATCCCGGCTCCGCGTTTGGCTACAGCGGCCTGTGCTACCTGGGCGCGAATCCGCTCTACCTGGGCATGTCGGGATCAATGCCGAGCTACAACTATGAGCTTATGGGCCTTGCGATCTTCGGCGGCGGGATTATCGATGCGCACCCATGCGACGCTCTGCGGCTCCTGCTCACCGATAAGCTTATCGGCGTGGGATTCCCCGCGGCGAACATCGATCCATGGACCAGCGCCTACGCCTACTGGGCGGCGAACAACTACTTTATCTCGAAATCGATCGACACCCAGCAGAGCGCGGCGGATGTGCTGCGCGAGGTGATCGAGACTGGCAACGTGGCGCCGGTGTGGTCCGGAGGCCTACTGAAACTGGTTCCCTACGGCGACGCTACGGCTGTCGGCAACGGATACACCTACACGCCGCCGACAACTCCAGTCGCAACGCTTAACTGGAGCGATCTTCTTCCGCCCAGCGACAATCGAACCGGAAACGCCACGAGCGACGACCCCTTGCAAGTCTCCGTGCGCGCGCCGCAGGACTGCCTGAACTACATGCAGGTCCAGTGGACGAACCGCGAGAACGACTACAACAATGAGCTTATACCGGAGCAGAACGACGCCTTCATCAAGCTCTACGGGTTCCGCCCGGAGGCTCCGCAAACCTGGGATTTCATCACCACGCAGGCGGCGGCCACCTGGGCACTCAATCTGCGCCTGAAGCGGTCCTGCTACATCCGCGCCACGTACAAGTTCTGGCTTCCATTCCGGTTCGCCGCGCTGGAGCCAATGGACATGGTTCTACTTCCCACCGGTGAGCCCGTGCGCATCACGCAGATCGAGGACGAACCCAATGGTAGACTGGCGGTGCAGGCAGAGCAATGGACCTACGGAAGTGCCGACGTGACCATCTACCCCAAGCAGACACCGACCAGCTACCAGCCTACGAACTCGCAGGCCCAGCCAGGCGACACTTTCCCGGTGATCTTCGAAGCCACTCCTCAGTCTGTTCTGGCCCAACCCAACACGATCAATTTTGCCGTGGCGGGAAATCAGTCCACCTGGGGAGGATGCAACATTCTCGTCTCGACGGATGGCAGCGAATACACGCAGATCGACCAGGCCAAGAGCTTGGGACGAAATGGCGTTCTGAGTGCCGCCCTGCCGCTCACCGCTGACCCTGACACGATCGATACGCTTTCGGTGGACATGACCGTAAGCGGTGGTGCTCTGACCTCCGTTACAGCAGCCCAGCGCGACTCCTTCGTGTCTCTGTGCGCCATCGTGGACGCCAGCGGGGCCATTGAACTCATCAGCTACGAGACGGCCACGCTTACCGGAACGAACCGATACGCATTGACCAGCCTTCGCCGCGGCGTATATGGGACAACCATCGCGGCGCACTCGGTTGGCGCAACCTTCGTCTACATCGGATCGACTGGGATCTTCAGCTATCAGTACCCGGCGCAGTACGCGGGCGAGACTCTCTACTTCAAATTCCCGTCCTTCAATACATGCGGTCTTCAGACTCAATCCCAGAGCGAGGTTCCTGCGTACACCTTTTCGGTCCCTGGCACAACTCTACAGCCGCCGAGCAGTGGGACGTTCTCCACGAATCCATCAAGCGTTCTGACCGCGCAGACGGCAGGAAGCTCTTCACAGATCACTGTTGCGGGATTCATTGCGCAACTCAACGGGCAGAAAGTCGCGTGCAATGCCCTGAATCCGATAACGGGCCTGACGCCAGACCAGACCTACTATGTCTACTACATCGACAAGGCATGGTCGGGCGGGAACATCACACCGATTGCCACGCAAGCATCAACGGACTTCAGCGGCAAGGTTAGCTATTACTATCTCGGGACAATCACAACTCCGGCCGGCGGATCGGTCTACCGCCCAACGTCCTACGTGGACACTGGAAACGGCACTACGACCAATCCGCAGTACGCTTATGACGCATCTCCATCGAGCTACGCGGAGCTTTACGGGAACTCGACAGATGGCGCGGGGAGTGGAATCAAAACCACGGTGAATTGCACCTGGGAGGGATTCTCCTCGACGACAATTTCAGCAGCGAAGACGCTCACGGTCAACGCGGCCTTTCAGATCGCAACACAGGGTAGCGGAATCGCCGGAAACGTCGTGCTTCAGGCCAGCCTCAACAATGGCTCGACGTGGACAGTCCTGGAAACCGCTACAGCGAACGTCGCTCAGGCCAATTACACTCTCGCGGTTCCGATGGGAACCACCCTAAGCAACGTTCTCGTGGAGTGCGTCGCAACACCCGGAAATGTTGTTACGGGAGGATCAAATCAGGCAGTAGGGCTTATTTACGACATCAACATTCAGTAGGAGGAACCATGAAACGGATTTTTGCACTTTTGATTTTTCTCGGCTGCTTGATCTTCCCAGCCTCGGTCATCGCGCAGACTGCGAACGCCTACGGTTACGGCGTGCAAAACGGCTACGGGGCGCTTCTTTCATCGGGAACGTGGTGCTATGGATCGTCCTGTGTTCCAGTATCAGGCGGATCGTTCTCTGGCAGTGTGTCGATTGCGTCCAGCCCGCAAACGGTGACCGTAGTAAATGCAAGTTCCGTTACGATCCTCACTGTACCAAACGTTCCGATCAGCGGAACGTCCTTCAACTGGAACCAATACGTGTTGCCGACGAATAACCAATCGACCGGAACCGGAAATCCGTATCTTCCGTGCATGGTCGGCGCATCCTACAACAGCGGGGCGCAATGGTGCTCCAGCTACACCGGACAGGCCGCATGGTCCTCTGCAATGACGCCGCAGTCGTCAGGGCTCTATACGGGCTACGGGACTCCG